AATTATTCACAAGTTCCTGAGGAACATAAATCATTTAATATTCTAGAATTAGAGAATGGACACTTTGCCGCTCAACCTAATAATAGAACATTGTTTTATGATAAATCTTTAACACCTGCTGAACCTAAGCAACCTGACTTCAAAGTATCAACAATTGAATACAATGTGGAGTCGGTCAGTAAATGGACTGCAGGAGATGATACAAATTATTTTTATAATTTTAAAGAACAACAGTAATGGCAAAGAGGCCAACAGAGAGTACAGGAATAATTCATTTACCAAAAAGTACAAGCATTGGGAATGGTAAAATAAAAATGTCTTCTATGAATAAAAACAAACGTAGGAGTTATAAAAAATATCGTGGACAAGGAAAATAAAAATGGCATTAGCAAAAAGTCAAAGAAGCCTCAAGGCATGGACAAAACAAAAGTGGCGAACCAAGTCTGGGAAACCCTCTTCCAAGACAGGAGAAAGGTATCTACCCGAGAAGGCCATCAAGAGCCTGAGTCCACAGGAATACGCAGCCACGACCAAAGCAAAACGTGAAGGTACGGCCAAAGGAAAACAGTTTGTTAAACAACCAAAAAATATCGCTAAGAAAACAAAATCATATAGGAGGGTATCATAGTGAATATAAATAAACAAAAAGCCGATTTAAATAAGGATGGTAAACTCTCAGGTTATGAGAAGAAGAGAGGTATGGCTATTCAAACATCAATGAAGAAAGAAGGCAGTAAGCCTATGACTCAAAGGCCTGATGCTTTAAGAAAGCCAACGGATAAAAAATTTATGGGAATGACTTCTTATAAAGATTCAAAGTAATGTTATCAGATGCAGAAAAACGTAAAAGATTCTTACAAAGAAATAATCTCAAAGGTTTCAACAAGCCTGTTAGAACTACAGAAGGTGGTAAAAAAGGTAAAGTCGGTATACTCGAGAACGGGAAGCCTCGACTTATTCGCTTCGGTGACGCTTCTATGGGTCACAACTATTCCCCAGAAGCTAGGAAATCTTTTAAAGCAAGGCATGGAAAAAATATCGCAAAAGGTAAAACAAGTGCTGCTTACTGGGCGAACAAAGTTTTATGGGCTGGTCCAGGGGGCAGTAAAAAATCTCCACCAAAAAGTCAAAAAATTAAAAAGGGGATGGCCTAGTAAATATTTATGAGTACAAAAAATAAAACTTATACAAATTTAGTAAGAGTAATTTCTGATGATTTTACAAAAAATAAATTAAAACAAATATCAGATTCTTCTAATCAAAGTAAAGAAGCATCGAAGGTTGCCAAAGAAGTTGTAGGTAAAGGGGCAGTAGCCGCTGCAGGTAATATTGCAATGAAGAATCCTACAGTTAATAAAATTGTCAATAAGATTGAAAAGACAATTGAAAATATTCCACTATCCGATAAGATGATTGTCGGTACAAATAAAGTTGGATTAAAGTTAGGTGGTACAACTCTTAACACTTCTTTCACTGTTAATAAAGATGGTGATGCTAGTTTAAAGTTATCTAAAAAATTTAAAAATGATTTAATGACAGAACTAAAAGCAGATAACAAAGAAGTAAAGTTCGGTTTAAAGTTTAACTTTTAATGCCTGACCTTAGTAGTAGTAAGTTTTTTACAGAATCAGTTACTGTTACTTCTACTAGTGCTGATGGTAGTGCTGATGTTATTTACACTGTACCTAATAACTTTAGTTCGATTGTTCGATATTTATTATTAAGCAATGGAACAAATGCTACAAAGAAAGCCTATGTTCAATTTTATCATAATGATGACAATAGCTATCATTACTTAGCAAAAGGGGTAGCTATGGATGGTCATAGTCTTTTAAGTCTTAGTAGTTTTGGAAGTTTAAATTTACATGAAGGAGATAAAATCGTAGCCTATATAGAAGCAGGGATGGACTTAGATGTAACTATATCTGTGGAAGAATACTACGACCCTAATAGATAATGCCACTAAGTAAAAAAGGAACAAAGATTAAAAAGTCAATGCAAAAGACTTATGGTAAAGAAAAAGGGAAACAAGTTTTTTATGCGTCTGCTAACAAAGGCGTTATCAAAGGAGTAAAGAAAAAATAATGAGACTATCAGGTTTAGGTAAAAAAACTTTAGCAGAATTTATTAGAAGACATGGCAATGGCCGTGGTAAAAAATTATTCTATCAACGTGCAGAATCAGGTCAATTAAAATCAATGTTTATTGGTGAAGAGCCAAAGCCAGTAGAAAAGAAAGTTGTTGAGCCTGTCGTTGAAGAAGTTAAGGTAGAAGAACAAAAAGAAGATTCTATTTTAGATAAGGTTAAAAAAGTTTTAAAAGTTTAATGATGCCTAACGGGTCATTAAAATCTTACACAGTAAGATAATATATCTAGCTTAAAGCAAGGAGGTATACATGACTTTTACACTAGATAAGTATATGCCCTATACAATAGGGTTTGATTCATTCTTTAACTCACTAGACTCAATCACAGGAGATGTTAAAGGATATCCACATTATAACATTAAAAAACTTGATGACAATAAATGGAGTATTGAATTAGCATTAGCAGGATTCAGTAAAGATGATATTGAAATTGAAGTCAAGGATAATATGATGACTATTAACGGAGAACTTAAATCAGAAGATAATGAATATGTTTACAAAGGAATATCTTCTCGAAAGTTTTCTAAATCTTTTACACTCGCAGAGTTTACAGAATGTGAATCAGCGACAATGGAGAATGGTATTTTATCTATCATACTGGAAAAAAATATTCCAGAAGATAAGAAACCACAAAAAGTAAAAATAAAATAAATGCCGATTTATTCTTTTAGGAATAAAAAAACGGGAGAGGTCTGGGATGAGTATCTATCCTATGATGATAGAACAAAACCACTCAGAAATAAAAATGTTGAGATGGTGATAACTGCACCTAACCTCTCCTTTATTGAAAGAGGTCAACATAAAGGTCGAGACCAAATTTTAGAAAATGCTAGAAAAGGAATGAAAGAAGCACAGATAGAAGAATCTGTTGGAATAAGAAAAACTCCTGAATGGCAACAAGAAAAAAGAGAAAAGACTTTACAGAAAATTAGAAATGTTAGTTCCTGATAATGACAAGAATGATGTTGCATTAACAGAAAAGCAACAAACTTTTTTAGAGGCTTTGTTCGGTGAAGCACAAGGTGACCCGAAGATGGCAGGACAGATTGCAGGATACGCAGATTATCATACACCTTTAAAATCTTTGAAGGATGAGATAATCGATAGAGCAGAAAAATTATTAGCAGCTTTTGCACCCAGAGCTAGTATGGGAATGATTAATGCCTTACAAGAAGATGGTTCAACACCTGGGGCATCCATTAGAATGGAAGCGGCCAAACAAATTTTAGACAGAGTAGGACTGGCTAAAAGAGAAAAAATAGATGTCAATGCAAAAGTAGCACATGGTATCTTTATCCTACCCCCAAAAGATAATGGCTGAAGAAATTAAAATAGACCCAAGTAAAACACAGATACCCACAACAAAATCTACCTATAAAAAATATGGAGAGATTTTAAAAAAGTTAAACATTAAAGATAAAGTTTTAGATTACAGTTCAGGGCTAGGTACAGGAACAAAAGACTTATCAACTAATGCAAAATCTTTTGAACCTTATGCTGATTATGATAGGATTAGAAAATCATCTGGAAGAATACCAGACTATGAAAATGTCAATATCATGGCTAAAGTAGAAGGAACAAAATCACAAAAAGCTATAATCAATCATATGGTATTAAATGTTATTGATGATATCGATGAAAGAAAAAATGTAGTAAAAAATATTGCTACAATGTTAGAAGATGAAGGTGTAGCCTTTATTACTGCAAGAGATTCAACAGAAGGTAAAACAAGAGTTTCTTACAAAGACGGATACCTTATGAAAAAAGGTGGAACTAATACTTTTCAAAAACCTTTTAGTCAAACAGAATTAAATACTTTTGTTAAACAAACTTTAGGAGATGATTATACAGTTGTTGATACTCCAAAAAAATTAGGTATAGGAGGCTCATCCGTAATGGTAACTAAATCACCTTCTTTTCTTAAAACAATAGCAACAACATTAAAATTAACTCCAATACTATCAATGTTGACATATCCACTAAGTGCAACAGAAATGGGAAGTGGAGAGATATTTACAGAAGAAGAATTAGCAGAGCAAAGAATTAGACAAAAATTTCAGTAATGCCTGAGCAAGAAATTGTTACTAGAAAAAGAGTAGGTAGAGTTATACCTATTGGATATAAAGTTTCTGAAGAGAATGATAGAATATTAATTCAAATACCTGAACATATGGAATTAATATACAAAGCAAAAAAGTTTATAGAGAATAACTGTAGCTATAAAGAAACAGCAGAATGGTTATCACATCATACAGGTAGAAAATTGACGGGTATGGGATTACGAGAAGTTTTAAAAAGGGTGATTAACAAAGGGTGGTAGACGAACCTAAACCTAAAAGTCTTGGTAGAAAAAGAAAAAATAGCCTTAACGCTACTCTTACAGTCAAAGAGAAAAAAGCTAGAAAGTCTGCCACAGACATGCTTCGTGAAAAGAAGAAAGAACTGGAAAGGGCACAGAAGAATTTTTGGGCCACCAAGAACAGACTTAAAGAACTTGACGAAGTATTTGATGGAAAGAAGCAACTCATTGAAGAAGATAAAATCGATGAGGCTTCACCAAATATCAAAGCTGCACTAAAAGATAAAGAAGTTATCTTTGAGCCAAACGAAGGCCCACAAACAGAGTTCTTAGCATCGTCAGAAAGAGAAGTATTCTACGGTGGAGCAAGAGGTGGTGGAAAGTCTTACGCTATGTTAGTCGACCCACTACGATATTGTCATAAACAAAAACATCGAGCATTGTTAATTCGTAGAACAATGCCTGAACTAAGAGATTTAATTAACCACTCTCAACAACTGTATCCTAAAGCCTATCCTGGTGCTAAATGGAGAGAGCAAGAAAAAGAATGGAAGTTTCCTTCAGGTGCAAGAATCGAATTTGGTTACGCTGAAAACTTAACAGACGTTTTACGATACCAAGGTCAGTCATACACTTGGATTGGAATCGATGAATTACCACAGTATCCAAATGAAGATATTTATAACTTCTTACGTTCATCACTTCGAAGTGTAGACCCTGAGATTCCTGTTTACATGAGAGCAACAGGTAACCCCGGAAATGTAGGTTCGATGTGGGTGAAAGAAATGTTTGTTGACCCTGCACCTGCCAATACAAAGTTTGAAATAGAAATCAAAACTCCTGTTGGTGTTAAGAAGATTACAAGAAGATATATTCCTGCAAAGCTACAGGATAATCCTTACTTGATGCAAACAGATGATTACTACGCAATGTTGGCATCATTACCTGAAGTTCAAAGAAAACAATTCTTAGAAGGTAACTGGGATGCATTTGAAGATTCATCTTTTCCAGAGTTTAACAAAGATATACATGTTGTTAAACCTTTTGACATTCCAAGAAACTGGATGAGATTCAGAGCGGCAGACTGGGGATATAGTTCACCTGCTTGTTGTTTATGGTTTGCAATAGACTTTGATAATAATATATTTGTTTATCGAGAACTGTACACTCAAAAGATTACAGCAGACATATTTGCTAGAAAAGTTTTAGAAGCAGAGTATGGAGAGTATATTCGATACGGTGTATTGGATAGTTCAACATGGGCAAGACGAGGAGACATAGGGCCTAGTATTGCTGAGACAATGATACAAGAAGGATGTCGTTGGAGACCTTCTGATAGAACACCTAAGAGTAGAGTCGCAGGTAAATTAGAAATTCATAAAAGATTAAGGCCCGATGAAACAACAGGATATCCTACAATGTTTATCTTTGATAATTGTACTAATCTAATTAGAACATTACCAATGCTACCTGTAGATAAAAATAATCCTGAGGATGTTAATACTCACGCAGAAGACCACGCTTATGATGCATTACGATATGGTTGTATGAGTCGACCAATCCATCCTGCAACAAGAGGAAATAATTATCGTATAGGTCAAACAGTAGATTTTAAACCTGCTGATAAAGTTTTTGGATACTAATGAAAAATATTAAAATAGGATATAGAGATTATAAAATAAAAAATTTAGATTCCATCGTATCAAAGTGCAATGAAATAAATGGACAGTTTCTTGCATCAGATGGAATGATAGCTTTGTCATCAACTGAAGATAACATATCTCATGCTAATACTTTAATTCATGAAATACTTCATGCTATAGTATATCAATGGGGAATAGAATTAGATGATAAAGACGAAGAAAGAATTTGCAACACCATTGCAAATGGACTAACAACTGTATTTATAGATAACCCTTCATTGTTATCTTACTTACAGAAACAACTAAAAGGAGAAAAATAAAATGGCAATCATGAAAACATATAAGATGGGAGACTTACCTGAAGATAACGTAGGTTACGGCAGTGATGCTAAATCACCTAAGACTGCAGATAAGAACGTAATCAAAAAAGATGTAGCTCTTCCTGACGGATACGATGCAGGTCAATATGATGTTGCTTACCCAAAAGGTAAATCAAAATCAGGTGTTGACGCAAAAGTATTCTCAATGGCTGACGAGAAAGATTATTAAGAGGTAAATAATGCCACATTCATATACGAGTGGCTTGAACTCTGAATCTGATGAGGTACAATCCTTATCAGAAGAAAGAGATACTGCCTTTGATAATTTAGGTAGTGTTATTGAATCTCGATTAAAAGAATCAGAACAAGCTCGTCTTTATGACGAAAAGAGATGGTTAAGAAGCTACAGAAACTATAGAGGTATCTATGGTTCTGATATGGCTTTTAGAGATTCAGAAAAATCTAAGGTATTTGTTAAAGTAACAAAGACCAAAGTTCTTGCTGCATACGGACAACTAATAGAAGTTTTATTCTCACAGGGTAAATTTCCTATTGGTATATTTCCTACTACAGACCCAACAGGCATAGCTAAATATGCTCACTTAAAACCTGAGAATATGAAGCAAGACCAGAGGATGGATGACATCTATGGTTATGAGGGTGATGGTAGAGAGATAACTCCAGGTTCTACTGTTAATGATATCCTTAATGGATTATCAGAAAAGTATGGACAGGCAGGTTTTGAAGAAGGTCCTGCACCTGATTTAAAAACAATGCCACAAATAGAACCTGCAGAAGAAGCTGCAAGGAACATGGAAAAACTAATCCATGACCAGTTAGAAGAAACACATGCAATATCTGTCATGCGACATGTATTATTTGAAATGTGTTTACTTGGAACAGGTATTCTTAAAGGGCCTTTTAACTATGAACAAGCATCACATCAATGGTCACTAGACGACAATGGTGAACGAGTATATTCTCCTAGAACAAAGTTAGTACCAAGAGTAGAAGCTGTATCATGTTGGGATTTATATCCTGACCCTGATGCTGTTACCATTGATGATGCAGATTATGTTATTCAACGACATGTCTACAATCGCTCACAGTTAAGAGACCTAATCAATAGACCATTCTTTAGAAAGTCTGCTATCAAAGAAGTATTAGCAGGTGGCCCAAACTATGAAACAAGAAGCTATGAGACTGCTCTGTATGATAGAGAGAATCAAGAAGAGTTTAATAAGAATAGATTTGAAGTATTAGAGTATTGGGGTTCTATTGATAAGAACTTAGTAGAAGAAGCAGGTATTGATATGCCTGATGATATTTCTGATGATTTAGATGAAGTACAAGTTAACGCTTGGGTATCTAATGGTCAAATACTAAGATTAGTTTTAAATCCATTTACACCTGCAAGAAATCCATTTATGGTTTGTCCTTATGAGATTAATCCCTATCAATTTTTTGGAGTAGGTATTCCTGAGAATATGGATGATGCACAAACAATTATGAATGGTCATGCAAGAATGGCTATCGATAACTTAGCATTAGCAGGTAACTTAGTCTTTGACGTTGATGAAACAATGTTAGTTCCGGGTCAAGATATGACTGTCTATCCTGGAAAAATATTTAGACGACAAAGTGGTCAAGTAGGTCAAGCTATTCATGGTTTAAAGTTTCCTAACACTGCACCAGAAAACATGCAGATGTTTGATAGATTTAGACAACTAGCTGATGAGTCTACAGGTATTCCTTCTTACTCACATGGTCAAACAGGAATACAATCCACAACAAGAACTGCTTCAGGTATGTCAATGTTGATGGGTGCGGCAGCTTTAAATATTAAAACAGTTATAAAAAATATTGATGATTATTTACTAAGACCATTAGGTGAAACTTTCTTTCATTGGAATATGCAATTCAATAATGATATTCCTGAGATACAAGGTGACTTAGATGTTAAGGCACAAGGTACAAGTTCACTGATGACAAAAGAAGTAAGGTCACAAAGATTAATGACATTTATGCAAGTGGCATCTAATCAGTTCCTTGCACCCTTTGTTAAATGGCATAGTATTATTAAAGAGATTGCTAAGTCAATGGATGTTGACCCTGACCAATTAGTTAATGACCCAGAGAAAGCGGCAATCTTTATGAAGATGATGGGAGAAATGAATGGAAGTCAACAAATTGAAAACCCTAACGGGCAACAAGGTGGCATGGCAAATACTGGAGGAGTACCTGCAGGAGCAACTGTCTCAGATACACAAGGGTCTGGAGGTGGCAACATCGGAGTGGGAACTCCACAAACTCCAGGGCAAGGCGGCTTTACTGCACCAAATACTCAACCTGAGAGACCAACTGAATAAGAATGGCTGACTTATCTAAAATATTACAACAAGAATCGGAGGGGATTATGTTCCCCTTCAGAACAGGTGTACAATCCACTACTACTGAACAACAAGTTTATGATTCTGCAACAGATGGTATTATGACTGTTACAGGACAACAATACTCACTACCTGAATATAAAGGCCCAACTGCTACTGTTCAATATGGAACAGAAGAAGAAGGTTATCCTCGTATGTTACGAGAAATAGAACAAGGTGAGTTACCACAATTTAGACAAGAAGATTTTCCAAAAGTAGGTGAGGGTGTTATGCAACCTTCAACACCTGTCACACAACCTGTAGAGCCTACACCTACAGAACCTGAAGCACCTTCCATAGACCCATGTCCTCCAGGATTTAAATATGACCCAGTACAAAAAGTTTGTGTTCCAATTGAACAACCTAAAAGTGATAGACAAGAACCATTAGTAAATAAACCTAGAGATATAGGAGATACAGCACAAGCATTATCTCAAATAACAGATGTAATGCAAGAACAAGGTGTTGGAACATTTGGTCAAGATGTCAATTATAAAATAGATAATTCTAGTATTCTTTCTAAATTAGGTCCTTTAGGAAAACTTGTAGATAAGTTTTTAATAAAAGACCCTGCTGATAAAAAGTTACAGAAGTTAGGTAATACAGAAGGAATTAATGTTACTAAAAATGAAGATGGTACTTACAATGTTAATATAACAGAAAATGGTAAAACTAATTTTGGAAGACTTCAAACAAAAGAATCTTTAGCAGGTAATTTAGCTAGTACACAAAAGACTGATGCTCAAGGGAATATTATGAGAGCACCTAATGGACAACTTATGATTCAAGGCCCACTTACTCTTAGTGCGTTTGGAAAAACAGATTTATTTGCACCTACAACAAGAACAAAAGAAGAAGTAGATGAATTAAATGTAGAAGAAAAAAATGCATTATTAGCTGAACTTGATGCAGCTTTAGGCATAGATAGAACTTCTATTACACCTACTGAACCTGTAACGGTTGACCCAGAATCTACAGCCGCAGATGCAAAAGGTGGTGCTGAAGTTCCTGTTGAGTTTGGCACATTAAAAGGTTTATCTGAATTTGGTCAATTAATTAGAGATAATGAAGTAGCAAAACTTAATATAGAAGATGCTAATGCTACAATGGATATGATAGAGGCTCAATATAGAACAGGTAAAGTTTCTTATGGCAGTAGAGATGCTGAAATTGATAGAGAAAAAGATAAACAAGAAGAAGCTAGAAAAAAGATACAAGAAAATAATAAAAAGATTGATGAAAAAATAGAAGAACTTGGCATGAGTGATAATCAAGCACAAGACCAAGGATTTAAAGATGCTAGAGAACAATTTGAATATAGAGTAAAAGCATCACAAGAAGCTAATCAGAGAGCAGAAGGAAGAAGAACATCACAATCACAATTTACTGGTGGCCGTAAAGATTTTAAAGGTGGTGCAACAGCTACAGGAACTACTCGATGTTTCCATCCTGATACAGATATTAATGGTAAAAAAATTAAAGACATAAAAGCGGGTGACTATATTAATGATTCTTTAGTAGAAGGTATGGTGCAATTTAAAATGAATAATCCTTATTACTTGATAGATGGTGTAAAAGTTTCAGGCTCTCATGGTGTATTACATAATGATAAATGGATATTTGTAGCAGACCATCCTGAAGCAAAAGAAGTAGAAGATGTTACAGAATTTGTATACGTTCCTATAGTAGAGGGCGGTACATTTAAAATTAATGACACTACATACGCAGACTATGATTATCATGATATAGTTGTTTTAGGTGATGATGAGTGGAAAAAAAGGAGAGGATTTATATAATGGAAGAAGAAATGAGACAAGGTATGATGGGAGCAAATGTTCAGCCAACAGGTGCTGGTCAAGAACCTATGGAACTAGAGGTATCAGCTAGAGAAGTTTCTAACAATTTAAGAAATTTAAGTGAAGAGGAAATGCAATTGATTACACAATTAAATGTACCTCAGTTCAGAGATTTTATGTCAAAAGTTTTTGGTCAAGGATTCGGCATGGTTATGCAAGAAGCAATCCCTGAACCACAAGTGGCACAACCACAACAACCAGTTTCACCACAAAGTGAAAGCCCTGCACCAACGACTGGTGGGGGTATGATGACGCAGCCACCCGTTACAGCGTAACGGCCCTGCATATAGGGGCGACCTGAATCCAACAGCACCCCGAAGGAGATAAAATGGAAGAAGATAAGAAATCTGAAGTTGTCGAAGAACAAGTTTCTGAAGCAACAGAAGAAATCGCAACACCAACTCCATATAAGAATCCTAATAGGAATCTAATGGACAAGGAAGACGAAAAGACAGCTACTGAAGAATCTAAGGAAGAATCTGACGAGAAGAAACCTAAAGAAGAACACCCTGTCGGAGTAGAAGATGCTGTATTTAAGAAGCGTTATGATGACTTAAAACGGCATTACGATGAGACTGTCTCTAAACATAAAGATGAAGTTCTCAAACTTAAAAAAGAAAAAGAAGCTATTTCATCTAAGCCTATTTTTAAAACAAAAGAAGAATTAGAAGAATGGCGTAAGGATTATCCTGAGATGTATGATTCTGTTATGCAGATTACTACAGAAGCTACTCTTAAAAATAAACAAGAGTTACAAGAAGAAATGTTGGAATTAAAAAAACAACAGTCTCGACTTGCTAGAGAAAAAGCTGAAGTAGAACTTGCTAAGAAACATCCTGATTTTATGGATATCAGAGAAAGTTCTGATTTTCATGAGTGGGCATCTGTACAAGATAAGACTGTACAATCTTGGTTGTATGATAATACAAACAATCCGACAGCCGCAGCTAGAGCGATTGATTTGTACAAATATGATAGAGGTCTTTCTACTAAGAAGGTAACTTATGATGCTAAGAAAGAAGCAGCAAAATCTGTTTCTAAAACTAAGCCGAGTGAGAATCCAACTGAAAAGAAGACTTGGACTTGGGATGAAATCCGTAAGTTAAAACCAAGTGAGTATGATAAGTTTGAGAAAGAAATTGATATGGCTAATAGAGAAGGTCGAATCAAATAAAGAAAAATCATAACAACTTTAAATAACAAACAAAAACAAAAGGAGAAAAACGATGGCATTTACTAAATCAAGTGGATATGCTAATTTACCAAACGGTAATTTTAGTCCAATTATCTACAGCCAAAAAGTCCAAAAGTTTTTCAGAACTGCATCTGTTGTAGAAGCTATTACAAATACTGACTACGCAGGTGAGATTGAAAACTTTGGCGACACTGTAAACATCATCAAAGAACCCGTTGTTTCTGTTCAGGCTTACACAAGAGGAGCAGCTGTAAATCCACAAAATCTAAATGATGACCAGCTACAACTCGTTGTTGACCAAGCAAACGCTTTCGCATTTAAAGTTGATGATATTGAGGAAAGACACTCACACGTCAATTTTGAATCAGTTGCAACTTCTTCTGGTGCTTATGCATTAAAAAATGAGTACGATAAGAATGTAATCGCAGCTATGTTTGCAGGTCCAAGTGCAAGTTCGCCTGACCATGTAATCGGTTCTGATGGTTCTGGAGTAGACGTAGGTTTTGGAACTTCTGAAATTGACCCAGTCGATTTAATTTCAAAACACTCACGCTTATTAAACAAACAGGATGTACCTGAAGAGAACAGATGGTTCTTAGGTTCACCTGAGTTTATGGAGCAACTAGGTCAAACTTCATCAAAACTTATGGATGACACTACTGGAGCAGCCGCACCATTAAGAAATGGTAAAGTATACTCTGGTAAGATTATGAACATGGAAATCTATATGACTAATAACTTTGCAGCAAGTTCAACTTCGAACTACTTTAAAGTATTATCAGGTCATATGTCTTCCACTGCAACAGCTAACCACATTGCAAAAATCGAAGTTATCAGAGACACTGATTCATTCTCTGATGTCGTTAGAGGCTTACATGTGTTTGGTAGAAAAGTGTTACGTGACGTAGCTCTTGTTGCAGAACACGTCTTAATAGACTAATAGTAGGAGGAAATAGAAAATGACAGCTTATAACAGTGATATTACTTCTACTAACATTACAGCGAAAATGGGTTCAGCTATCCCAAGAGTTATCTCTGATGTAGTAGATTTTTCATCTACAACAAACGCATCAGGCGATACTTTTGATGTATTACCTGTACCTGCTAACTCACTAGTGTTAGCCGCTGGTGTAGATGTATTAACAGCCGATGGTGCAGGTAACTCCGGTACTATCGAAGTTGGTGATAGTGTAGACGCTAACCAATATGTAGCAGCTGCAACCGTAGCTGCCGCAGGTCAGATGACTACTCTTGATGCAAACTATGCTTATGCTTCAGCAGACGCAATCAGACTAACAATTGGTACTGGTGCTATTGATGCTAAAGTAAGAGTATGGGCATGTGTCATGTCTCTAGATGATGGTGGCGTATTAGCCGATACTGATTCTCAGACATCAACATTTGCATAATAATAATGGGGGGTTTTAATGCCCCCCTTTTTTAGATTATGAAATTTTTTATTGTATTAGTTATATTATTAGTGGGAGAAGAAGACCCAAGAGTAATGCAATACAAGTATGGTGATTTTTTAGAAATAGAAACTTGCGATAAATTTATTGAAGAACAAACAGATTATTTAAAAGCAAGTATTGAATTACAATTCCCTGTAGAAACAATTCAAGAAAGTGTTGTCATGTGTATGACACAAAAAGAAATAGATAGAGTTACAAATTATTTAGAGGAAAAACAATGGCTGGAACAACAACATATCTCACTTTAGTTAATGATGTCCTAAGAGAACTAAATGAAGTAGAATTAACATCTGCTTCTTTTGGAACTAGTAGAGGAGTACAAACTGCTGTTAAAGGATTTATTAACAAAGCAGTTAATGATTTATATAATTCTGAAGTAGAATGGCCTTGGCTATATGTTGAAGGTTCTCAGGTTACTTATGCAGGACAACAAGAGTATGATTTTCCTACAGCATTTAGAAAAGCTAACTTTAGTTCTTTTAGATTAACACCCACACAAAGAATTACTAATCCTACATTTGATAGCAATATATCTAATTGGACAACAGTATCAGGAAGTCCTTCTCATACTTCTGATGGTAATGGAAGATTAAGATTAAATGCTTCGGAAGCAACACAAAGTATTAGTGCTGTAAAAAATGAAGTACATAAAATATCTTTACGAGTATTAGACCCTAGTGAATCAGGAAGTTCTTTAACCTTAAAAATTGGTACAACATCAGGTGGAACAGAAATACTATCTCAAACAATTACCGTTACTGATTTTGGTAATGGTACAATTTATAGTACAGACTTTACGCCTACTTCTAGTACCATTTATATTGGTGTAGCTAATAGTTCTTCAGATAACTTAGATGTAGATTATGTTAAAGTAAGTCTAGGTGAAACACCTCAATATTTAAAGTATGTTTCTTACGATGCTTTTTTACAAGGATTACTAGCATCAGATACAGTAGTGGATGATTCTCAATATGGTAAACCTAGTTATGTATACCGAACACCAGATACATTAAAGTTTGGTTTATCAAGAATACCTGATACTGATTCCTACACCGTTAAGTATGATTATTATAAAACACACACAGATTTATCAGCATCAACCGATACATTAGATTTACCAGATAGATTTGCAGATACTGTAGTGAATAGAGCAAAATATTATTTATATAAATTACGTAATGATGTACCAATGGCAAATATAGCAAATGCTGAATATGAAGAAGGTGTAAAAAGAATGAGAGTAGAAATGCTCAATAAACAAGATTATGTTAAGGATACAAGAGTAAATTTAAACTCAAGCAATAGAACAACAAGCGATACATCAGTATTAACGGTGATATAGAATGGCTCAGACACAACGCTTTACAGCTAGTATTGGTGGAGGCCTTGTACAAAACAGAGATGTTTTTTCTATGCAACCAGGGGAAGCATTAGAACTAACTAACTTTGAACCTGACATTGAAGGTGGCTATAAAAAGATATTAGGTACAACTAAATATAATTCTAATATTGTACCACAAGTATCAGCATCAACAGAACGTGTTGTATTCTCTGCTGTCTTTAATGATGTTGTATTAGCAGGTAGAGGTGGAAGTATTCATCGTGCAGGAAGCACAGGTTCATGGACATCTTTAATTACAGGATTAGGTACACCTACTGTTAACTATGAGTTTAGAAGATTTAATTTTGATGGTACAGATAAGATTGTTATTTGTTCAGGAACATCAACACCAAGAATAGTAGACACAAGCTACAGTGTTACGAATGTTAATGCGACAGGTAGTGCTAACTTTAAATTTGTAGAAGTATTTAAGAATCATATATTCTTTTCAGGTGATTCTAGTAATTCACAATCAATTAAGTTTATGCCACCTTTTGCTACTAATGATTTTACAACAGCTAATGGTGGTGGTGAGATACGAGTAGACTCTCCTATTGTAGGTCTTAAAGTTTTCCGTGAAAATTTATTTATATTCTGTAACGATGAAATATTTAAATTACTAGGTGATTCCTACGCTAACTTTACTTTACAACCTGTTACAAGAAAAATTGGCTGTAGAGATGGTAGAAGTATTCAGGAATTTGCAGGTGATATTATATTCTTAGGTCCTGATGGATTACGAACAATCGCAGGTACAGATAGAATTGGTGACGTAGAACTAGGAACTATTTCTAAACAAGTACAAGAAGAAACCGATAAGATTACAACACACAATATTAATTCTTTAGTTATTAGAAATAAATCACAATATAGAATATTCTATCCAACAAGTGCTGACCAGAATGAAAATTCTTCAGAAGGATTAATATCCGTTATTAAGAACAATCCCAATACAGGACAGTTAGGTTTTGAATATTCTAAGACTCAAGGGATTAAAGTATCTTCTTGTGATTCTGATTTTATTAGTGGAGATGAGACAATTATATCAGGTGGATATGATGGTTATGTCTATCAACAAGAATCAGGAAATGTATTTACAAGAGCAGGAAGTACAGCAACAATCAATGCATTTTTTAGAACACCTGACGTTACCATGGGTGACCCAGGTATTAGAAAAAATATGCAACGAGTTATTTGGAACTATGAAAATGAAGGTAATGTTGATACAAACTTTAAAGTAAGATATGACTTTGATAGTTCAAGTATACCACAACCTTCAGCATATTCTTTATCCACAGGTGCAGGTATCGCTGTTTATGGATTAAGTGTATCTACTTATGGAACAGCAGTTTATGGTTCTTCAGGTGCTAACTTAG